GTTGTCTAGCTTCAAGTTCAGCATCCAGCCTTTGCTTTTCAGCACGATCAAGTTGTTCGTTGCTTACGACCCGCAAAACGCTGAGACCAGCCATACTTATCCCCTAAGAATAACGATTACGTTGATGCTATTTGCGGACCCACTTGTCACGACTGGCTTGAGATACGCCGCGCTAGACTGAAACTCAAAGATAGCCGCAGCTGTAGCACTGAGTGCTGTACCAGCAGCAGACCGGTCTTTCATAGCAAAGAACGTCGTATTGTCGTTAGATGAGTTAAGCGCAACGGTAGCACCGCCAAATGTACCGGAAATCTGTACCGCAGCATTACGTGCCTGACCGTCGCGCACCGCAAATGCAACAAGAGTATCGCCGGTAACAATGCCAGACCAAATTACATACGGCACACCGTCTGCGGTTACTTTAACCGAGGGGGTAACTGTCGCCATGGAAATCCTCCTATTGCGCGTTTAGCGAACAATAGACCAAGTTATATAATACTGCAACTCCCATAAAAGGTTCCCTGTGCGGATGGGCTTAGCACAGGGAACCAAGTTGGGAGTGGAGCAGGGCGGGGAGAACGCCCTGAGACAATATGGCATAACATAACATGGTATGCAACTTAGAATTTCCTTGAATATCCAATGCTCAAGGAATGACTTGCTTTACCTTCATCTTTTTGGCGACCGTATGTAAGCGACACTTCGGAGTCATTACCCAAATCACGACTGATGGATACCTCGTTGACACCGCCACGCTTAGTCGTCTTATTGCCGGATGGGGTCTGCAACCTAACTTTAGAGTAGTCTACGCCTACTCCAATGTTATAGTCCCCAACCGGAACATTCACTGTACCGCCACCGGCAACACCGGAAACTCTATTGACATTACCTGGACCAGAAGTGCCGGATGGGATAGACCCGCCACTGACTGATACGGTCTGTGGGCCAGAATCCTCTTCGGAGTTGTCACCCTCCACAACGCCGCCCTTCTTATAGGACTTGAGCTTGCCACTGCTGCAAACCCGCGACAAAGATTTATTAGAATAGGTTTTCATACCAACCTCCGTGTGATATGCTACGCATATCATGTCCAACCAACTGAAGCAATCGGCTTAATATCCCTACGCGCCACAACATACCCACCATCACTCACGGTAGAAATATGCAACATCAGATACTGAAGCGCCTCAGCTATGTGGCTGTGCTTGTTCTTATCAATGTCACTGTCGCCCTTGGGCTTGAAGCGGTACCCGCCCATCATGGCAGCTTTCAGATGAGTGCAGCTGGGGTCCACAAGGAACGCAGGGTCGCCGTCAACCTGCCGCATCAGGTAGTCGTCCACAGCACTTATCCGAGCAGACACGTTGTTGGTCTTAGCGGGTATCACTTTGAACCCTTCAGCCTTGATAATGTCAACTGCACTCCGTTCGTCGGTCTGCGCCCTCTGAACCCCAGCCGGGTCCGTCACTATAAGGATTGGTGCGCCGCTGAACTTCTCGAACAGCAGCGGTTTCAAAACCGTCCTTACAAAACGCTGTATCCCCATATCAAAGCTAACAGCCTCCGCTAACACAAGTGCTCGACCACGCGCATCCTGCTGCCCAATGACTGCGGCTGGTGTTAGCCCCAAGTCCATCCCAATCACGATGGGCCGAACCCCAGTTGATATATAACGCAACGTGTCCTTCGCCATGTGGTAGTCCGGCCTGACGTACTTATACACAGGCATACCGGCAGAACTCATACCGTACTCCCCGTCGATATATACGCGGATGTACTCCTCCGACCGACCCTGTGTATCGTAGTACCCATCCGGCAAATTCTTGATATTCTCCGCCAAATGCGTCCGACCGGACGGCTGCTTGAAAATATCCCACCCGTTATTGTTGGGAGACACCCCATCTTTATGGTCAAGCCCCTCCATCTGGTAGTACCACCACGTATCCATAGTTGGCGGGTTCGTATCGCCCCACATCCCATGCCAAGTCGGCCCTCCGTCCTTCTTGGACGGGAAACGCCCAATACGTTTAGACATGGCGTCTATAATATCAGGGTGAATGTCCCTGCACTCGTTAAACCACGCGAACGTCAACTCCAGCGAGTTCAAGTTAGCCACATCATCCGCGTCATCGAGCGCACGAAACATAATTTCGCACTCAATATCCCCCACTTTGAAGAAATATGTCTTGGTTGTGCGCATGTAATCGCCACATTCCCCCGGTGGAAACCAATCTAGGAACGTTTTGATGGTCGTATCCTGCAACTGACGTGCGGTTTCGCGCACAACAGCCGCTCTCGTCTTGCGAATACCGTTTTTATTGGGTTCTTGCATGGTTGCGCGTCGAATAACCTCGAAACTGCACGTAACTGACTTGCCGGAACCCACCGGACCCATCAAAACACGCATCTTCCGGTCAGATTTCATAAACTTCTTGCCCGTAGGGGGCGGTGTATAGTCAATTTCCAATGCCATGTGGCTCTCCAAATACGTAAAATACGTAAATTACGTAAAATAGACCCTTCTTCTTGGTCTTTACGATGCGAGTCTGGTAGGAAATCCCCTGTTCAGCCAGTTTCTTCTCGATTTCCCTGGCTTCAGCAGCGCTTCTGACCTCAATCGTCGTCATCTGCGGTCTCACTTGTGGCAACATGCTCGATTACGTTGGCAGAACCGAGCGATTCTCCACCAAGATTGATCATAATGCGTACACCACCGGCTGAGTTAACATCGCCAGTGTCACCTTTAGGCTCCAAGCCAGCCCACTTTACAGTCGATTTGATCAGATCAGCCTTAACTGCAGCGCTCACGTCAGCGCTGTGTATCAACACCCAAGAAGTTTTCAGGAGTTCTTCAGCCTGTGAGCGTGCTTTCATCTTGAAAGTTACGCCCTTGTCCTTGATCTCGTCCCTGAACGCACCAACTTTCTTCAGGAACACAGGGTCTTTGTTGAATCCAACCAAATCAGCCACAGTAATCTGATGGCGATGCAATAGTTCAGTGACCTCCTCACCGCTGCCTTCAAGTCGAAGCGCAATGTCAAAGGCTAATCTATCGGACCACTTAGTTGTATCGAGCGGTGACATATCCATGACGATATCATACTCCCCCATTCTCAGAATGTATACCCTCACGTTCATTATAGTGCAATATCCTATGGCAATTAGCGCAAAGCGGTATGCACTTTTTAGCTTCTTCCATAGCTGCTTTGATTCTACCTTTACGCGCAAGTACAGCTACACTCTTCTTGTCTTTATAAACCACGTGATGGAAATCTATAACTGCTGGATGACTAAATCCGCAGTGGGTGCATGATAGAGTAAGTTTGTAGTCATGCCATTTAATTGAATTTGCAGTGCGCAGGTCACTCATCTGCGATAGTCGCTTCTTACGATTCTTATAATAATACTCTTTATTCCGGCGAAGCTCGCCCCGTTTCTTGCGCGGATCATTGGGATCAGAGTAGGCCATAAACTTTACACCTTTCAAAACTTTACACGTGGTTTTTTGGGGTCTTGGTTTAAGAGGTATACTACGCGACCGGGGGGGGCCGCAACGGCCTGTCCATGTGGTCCCCCGTGTCCACCGATTTCCAATAAAAAAGAAAAAGCGCGCACAAAACGAACAAAGAAAAACAAAGGGGTTTTAATTAATTTGGGACACTTGACACAGATTGGAGAATATGCTCTATTGATTAGGCCAGATCAAACGGTCTGGTGGGCGAGGTTCTCGCCTCGCTCTTTGACATTGTAAACCATGGAGGTGCCAAATGGCATCATCGTATCAGGGTGGCGTTGCCCTTAAAATTGACGCAAAGACTGGCTTCATGATTGTCGCAACGGGCGCAGATTATGGTGCGGAAGAAGCGGAATTGATTGCTTCGGACATGGCATACTATGCGGCGCAAGAAAAAACCTTCGTGCAGGCTTTCATTCCTGACACTAAGGGCGACAAAGTGGTCAAGATCAAGCTGAAATCAGGCAATGATTTCTCAATCTCTGGCTTCAAGCCAGCAACGATTGAAAAACTCTTGATCACGCACACTCCACGAATACTGGTAAATTTCGCGGGACGTGCGCCAATGCCCTACTTGGCCTTCTTCGCCAAAACGGGCAGCAAAGTGACGGAAACTAAGACTCCGTTTGGTCGCCGGTCTTAACAACAAAGGTGGCGGGAATGATCCCGCCACCACCTTCTAACTTTTATGGAGCGCACAATGCGTGTTGAAGTAAAACGTGTTACCGTCCAACGCGGACGGAATA